TGGCGGTCGCGCTAAGGGCAAGTCTAACATCAACATCGTCATCAACACTGGTAAGAAGGATGACCAGATGATGGGCCCGCCTCCGGGGCCCGGCGCTCCTCCTCCGGGGCTTCCGGTTCCGATGCCCGGCCCACAGGCCGCACCGCCTCCGATGCCGATGGGTGGCCCGCCTCCGGGTCCGCCGCCGATGCCGCCGGGTGGAATGCCTCCGGGTATGCCTCCGATGATGCGCAAGCGTGGTGGCCGCGCGTCCTACAAGGACATGACGGCTGGCGCGGGCTCTGGGGAGGGCCGTCTCCAGAAGACGGAAATCCAAGAGAACAGGCGTTCTGCGCGCAAGGCTGGCGGAAAGGTGTACAAGTCCTATAAGGATATGGATGCCGGCGCTGGTTCGGGCCTTGGCCGACTGGAAAAGACGGAGATTCAATCGCGTAAACACTAATTCGCGGGGTGTCGGACACACGCGAATCGGGACGGGAGATTGGGCCCCCTCCATCTCCCGTCCCACCTTATCATCTGGGGGATCGTCACGGGGGACGATATGTTGACCAATCACGCGCTGTTCAGGCGCAAGTTAAATGATCTTATTTCTGAAGAAATAGAGCGGCTAAAAGAGTCATTAACTAGCCTTCACACGATGGAAGGCTTTGACTTTGCCACATACAAACACCACGTAGGAATAATCAGAGGGCTTCGGCAGGCTTTAGAGCTTGCTGATGAGGCGCAAGCCATTGTTAACGGCAAGGAAGAGGGGGTCTAAATGCCACATATGCTTATGGATCATGAGATTGATCCGAAGGAAAAATTGCTCAATGAGTTGGGCGATCTTTCTCAAATTGAAATATTCAACAATAAACTCTTGGTGGCTGTTTATATTCGCCCAGAGAAGGCAAAAAGCGGTCTCTACATTCCTGACCAAAACCGTGAAGAGGACAAGTTCCAGTCCAAAGTTGGTCTTCTTGTCAAAAAAGGCAACGCTGCCTTTGAAGATGACACGGGCGCTTGGTTTAAGGACATTGAGATCAACATGCACGACTGGCTGATTGTTCGCCCCAGTGATGCTTGGAGCATTACTGTTAACGGCGTTCTCTGCCGTATTGTTGAAGATGCGCTAGTTCAGGGCCGCGTGCCCCATCCTGACGCTGCTTGGTAAGGAGATTCCTAATGGCTGATGATAATGAGCAGATCAAACTTGATCTTGGCGAAGAAGTAGCCGTCGAGAAGGAACCGGAAGTTGTTCTTTTGGCGGAAGATGAGCCTGATCCTGTACCGGAAAAAGCTCCCAAGAAGCAGCCCGAAGTAACGCCGGATGCTGCTATTGAGGAGCTTAACCGCAAGCTAAATGCGGAGCGCCAAGCCAGAGAAGAGGCTGAAAGTCGCGCTCGTGAGGCTTCCGCGCGTGCGAATCAGGCCGCCACTGAAGTTGAGGACACTCATCTTCATCTGGTGAAGAATGCCATTGATACGGTTCGGCGCGATCAGGAAATCTTGAAGGCGAACATCAAAGAGGCTTGGTCTATCGGTGACTATGACAAGGCTGCCGAATACCAAGAAATGATGTCAAACAACTCTGCCAAGCTCTTGCAGCTTGAGCATGGTTTTCAGGAAATGCAGAACCGGCCTCCGGTTCGTCAGGTTGCGCCTCCGCAGCCCAGTGTTTCGCCGGTTGATGACCTCATCCAGCGTGTCACGCCGCTGTCTGCCCAGTGGTTGCAGAACAATCGGGACAATCTCAGGGACCCCCGATCCTTCCGCATTATGGCGCGGGCTCACGAAGATGCCGTTGACCACGGAATTATCCCCGAATCGGATGATTATTTTCGGTTTGTGGAAAGCCGTCTCGGCATTTCCAAGGGTGAAACCGCTCCTCCCGAGGTTGCGATGTCTTCTGCTGCGGCCCCGGTTCAGCGTCGGCAGTCGCCTCCTGCGGCTCCGGTGTCGCGTCAGCCGTCCAGTTCCAGCGGAAACAAGCCCCATGTGGTTAAGTTGACGCCGGAACAGCGTGAAGCTGCCCGGATTAGTGGTGTGTCGGAAGAAGAGTACGCCCGCCAGATGATTAAAGAGCGCAACCGCGTTCACTGAGGAGGTTTAAATGGAAAATAATGCTGAAAATGCCCCGCGTCCGCGTGGCCGTCGCCCCAACTCGCAGAACCCCGTCCTCCCGACGCGCCATGTCGCTGCTGCGGAGCAGACTGAAGCCATGGAGCGCCCTGCCATGAGGCCCCCGATGCGTGAAGAAGATCCCCGCGCGGCTGCTGCCCGTCGTGCCGCTGAAATTCGTGGCCATTTGGGCGATATGGACGGTGGTGCGGATGAATTTGCTCTTCCGACATCCCCGGATGGGTGGACATATGAGTGGAAGCGCAAGTCTACGCTTGGCGCGGAAGACCACACGCACATTTTGGGTCTGAAACAGAAGGGCTGGACTGAAGTTCCCGCTGGTCGCCACCCCGAAGAAATGCCTTCCACTGGCTCTTACTCAACCATTGAGCGCAAGGGCATGATCCTCATGGAACGCCCGACCGTTATTACGGAAGAAATGCGGGCTCTTGAGCTTCGGAAGGCCAAGAATCAGGTCCGCGCCAAGGAGGAACAGCTTAACGGTCCGCCTGAAGGTGGCCTTGGGCACCGTGACCACGCACAGGTCAAGCCAAAGATTAACAAAGGGTACTCACCGATTGAGGTTCCCAAGGAATGACATGACAAAGGGCCATCTTCGGGTGGCCCTTTACTTTTTCTAGTTAAGGCGTATTGTCATGACACGGTTTCCTTATGGAAGCTCCCTCTCCCCGGCGCGAGAGGTTTAACTTTCCCGGTTCCTAGCTGCCCCGGCGTGCAGTGATGGGACTTCCTGAAAAGGAGGCACCGTCATGGCGAATAGCAATACGCCTTTCGGTTTTAGCCAGTACAGTGGCACCGGCTCTGCTCCGACCTACGAGCAGGTCCCCGTTAAAATCGCTTACAACGCTACCAACATTTTCTACGGAGACCCCGTGGAAGGTGATGCCAACGGCTATGTTGTTCAGGGTGACGGCACGACCGGCAACTCTGGCATCGCTGGCATCTTCGTCGGCTGCAAGTATCTCTCTGTGTCGCAGAAGCGCACCGTCTGGTCCAACTATTGGCCCGGCTCCGATGTCGCCTCGTCGCAGACGGTTGAGGGCTACATCGTCAACGATCCGAATGCCAAGTTCCTTGTTCAGTCTGACGTTACTGGTCTGACGCAGGCTGACGTGAACCTGAACATTGGCTACACGATTGGCACGGGCAACACCGCGTCTGGCATTTCTGGGGCTTATGTCTCCAGCGCCGCCAACACGGCCACGCTGCCTTTCCGCATCATCAGCCTTGTTGTTGATCCGCCGGGCTCTGCTGGCACGGAAGCTGGCGCTTACAATCGCGTGATTGTGGCGTTCAACAACGTTGCCACTAAGTCCCTCACGGGCGTCTAAGAGGAGTAAGGACCAATGGCTGTCAATCTTTCGGCTATTAAAGACCTTCTCCTCCCCGGCCTCCGTGGGATTGAAGGCAAGTACGAGCAGATTCCGTCTCAGTACGACAAAATCTTCACCAAGCATGACTCCAAGATGGCGCTTGAGCGCACCGCTGAAATGCGTTTCTTGGGCCTCGCGCAGTTGAAGACTGAAGGCGGTCAGACTGCTTTTGATAACAACGCCGGCGAGCGTTACGTGTACAACCAAGAGCATACGGAAATTGCTCTGGGCTACGCGATCACCCGCAAGGCGATTGACGACAACCTCTACAAGACCCAGTTTGCCCCGAGCAACCTCGGCCTTATGGAGTCGTTCCAGCAGACCAAGGAAATTTACGGCGCGAACGTGCTCAACACGGCCACGACGTACAATGCCTCGGTTGGCGGCGACGGTGTTGCTCTGGTTTCGGCTTCCCATCCGATTGATGGCAGCACGATCTCCAACTACACCACCAACGAGCTTAATGAGTCGACGCTTCTGAACGCGATGATTGCGATCAGGACGAACTTCAAGGATCAGGCTGGTCTGAAGGTGTTCGCCCGTGGCCGCAAGCTGATCGTTCCGGCGGCTCTTGAGCCGGTGGCGATCCGCCTTACCAAGACGGAACTCCGTCCGGGTACTGCGGACAACGACGTGAACGCGATCATGATGACCGCTGGCGGTCTGCCGGAAGGCTACATGGTCAACGACTTCCTCACGTCGGCGTCGGCTTGGTTCCTTCTCAC